CGTCATCGTTGTCAATACTTCACGAATGATGTTTTCCGGATGAGCAGGTTCTCCAGTCACGTCATCCCGCAACGGCAACGTAATGCTATTCAACCCATACATCATTTTGAGTTGACTTATTACACGTGATAAATTCATCAGTATGTTCCTCCAATCATTACGAGGAATGAATGTTATACGAATACAACATTTTTGTTGGAAGATGATTTCTTACCAAACAACTGTTTGTTGGTGTGATATCCTGAGCATGCGACGGTATGATCAACCATCTCATAGAAATTCTTGGATAGTTTCTCATTGTAACATTCCCAAAGATCATCTAGAATGCCAACATATTCTGGTGCAATCGAGTGTTCCATCAATACATACTTTGCATGAGAAAGATCTTTCTCAATGTTTGTCGTATGTTCCAGATAGGATGCGATGATGGATGGCATGTCCATGTATTTTACATTTACCTTTTCCGCGAATGAATGTTCCGTTGCTTTGTTGAAATTCTCTTTCACGCCATCAACCGTGAGATTCTTTGGCACACCATTCTTCGATAGATTAGCACAATATTCTTTTAGAAATGACGTAAATTCGTTGAACGATTCATTGACGTTAATCCCTTTAAAGGATAACCCATTGAGTTGCACACCGCGTTCTGACGCAAAGTTATTAATATAATGCATCATTTCAGCATCATATTTCTCCATAAATGATTGCACATTTTCTGTTTTCATATAGGATTCTCCTCTAGTAATGAATAATCTTTTCCAATGGGCTTACCGGTTCATCAATCCCATCGACGCTATTATTTATGCCGTTCGAGATTGCACGTCCCATATCCTCAAAGATGATTCCAGAATATGTCGATAATTCCATAACAACGTCACGTACATTTCCAGTTTTATATGCATATGGTGAAATTCCATCCTTGGATCCATATACTTGACCGAACCGTTGTTTCTTATTCGTTGGACTACGATAAATTTCAGCCAGAATCAATTCCATAATCTTTGATGGTGTTTGTAATGTGAATCCGGCAATCTCTAGATTCTTCCACCAAATAGAAATCAAATCGTCGTAGGAAATTGCCGATGGTAACTTTCCTCCAAGGATGAGATTTACAAACTTGGATGCAATGGCAATGCCACGCACAATGGATTGTTCCATGACATAAGAATCTTTCACATACTCCAACACATACACATTCATATGCGATCCATTGATTTCAACTTCATCTTCACGAATGGTATATACATACAGTTTGATCATTGCCGGTACTGTGAATAGTTGATAATTTCCATTGTTGGTTTTTGCATAGATAATACCAATGGTCTCAACATATTCACCCATATTTGTCGCATATCGATTCTTCTCAAAATAGGTCATCGGAATATAAAATTCCATATCACTGTCTGCATACAATTTCGCATTTTTTGCATACAATCCCATTGAGTAGAACCTCCTTTCATATCATGCCAAAAAAGGAAGGGGGAATATCGGTTAAATCATCGTCTTGTTGATGTTTGTAATTGGAGTAAACTTCATCATGAACAAATGGCAATCGTCTTACTATTTCTTTGGTTCGTTGTTCCATTTCGATAATTCCTTCGATTGCAATCTCTTCAAATGTTGCATGTTCCGTTGATGTAAACATTCCCATTTGTGGATTCAACTCAATCTCGGTTTCGTCTTCAATGGTTCCTAAAATTGGGTGTACTTTATTCGAGATACCAAAAAGTTCAAGATTATCCCCGGTATAGAAAAGATACATTGAAATGAGATACGACATAGCATTATCGTCATGACATCCTTTGTCTGCTTCGATTTTACCAGTAGAAGTACGAACTAATTTACAGATATCATCCACTAGATATTCGGTATCCAAAATATCAATGAATTCATTTACATGGCGGAAGAGAATCTGGAACATCATGTCACGTACTTTTTTCGTTGTGTAAACGCCATATTTTTTCCATTGATCGGATGCCACACGCATTTGATATTCTTCCGGGGATTCTTCTGCCATGCGGTCCACCTGATTGGTTTTATCCGACCAATATAGATTCTCACGGACGGAAGATTCAACCAACATTTGAATGATGGCAATACCCATACTATTTCGTTCTGGATATATCACAGCACGGGGCATATATTCATTGATAAGAGTAATTATCAGTCGTACAATATCAGTTGTTGAAATATATGGGTTCTTGAATTCTGCAGCAATTCGCAAATTTTTTGGATTGACAATCGTAATCGCAGTATTGTCAGCACCCGTTCCAGATGGATCAATTCCAACGATGTATGGGATAGATGGGTCGAATGGGATCTTTTCTAGACCAACCATACAATTTCCCCCATGCTCATAGAGTTTGAACAACCATTTGTTGTTGATCAACAAATCGTCGGTTGATTTTCTCATATGAGAAATGAGATATTCGATATCTTCCGGAGAGAGAGGAGAATCCGTTGACCCGCGAACACGCTGTAATAGGATTTCGCGACGCACGGTTGTTTTATCACCAATGCGGGCATACTGATCCATGACCCATTGATATGTTTTCCGTACTTGATAATATTGATACTCAATGTAGAAAACGTCGATGACTTCACGCCGTTGGTCTTTATTCTTATCCTGGTGATATTCTCCCTTATATGCAGATTTATACTCTTCAATCTCCATATCGGTCATATCATAAATCTTTTCTGTCCATGGGATCATGGATTGAATGATAGGATATGATGTTCTTCCTTCTCTGGTATCTAGGTTACCTGGTGTTGATGAAAATATACGACATGTTGGTAGTCCGGCAGACAATGCATTTTCATGTGCAGTTGCAAACGCTGGTGCAGAGTTTTGTAGAATAATATCGAAGAACGGTGTATGTTCGATCTCGTCGAAATACATAAATGCGGATGATGCACCACGAGCCATACTTTCTGCATTTGAAATACTTGATGCTTTTGCATGAATAGTAATTTTATTTTTCCGCAAACTATTATTGAGGATCTGCGTGGATTGACGTGTCTTCTTCGCTTTCCCGTCAATATCCATATAACGTTTGAATTGCATCCATTCAGGTAAAAGGTCAATATTGTCGCGAACTGTTGCAAGGTTTTTGATGGTGTTCTCAGAACCTTTTCCGAAGAAATGCATATCTAGGTTTTTCGAAAATTGGAAAGTCCATGTAATTGGTGTTGCAATAATACCGGTTGTTTTCCACGTCTGACGCGGTTCGGTTAAACAGGAATCCTGATTGCGCAGGACACACCAAATTTGTGCAGCAAGTCCACGATGCAATCCAAATGGTAAGATACCTCCATCCGTACGGATTCGTGCAATATTACGTGCATAAAACCAAAGATTCTTAGATGCTTCTCTCAGCAGTACTTGAATTTCCTGCTCTGTGATGTTTGGTTTATATGGATCGATATATGCAGCATTGGGATTAAAAATTTCCAACATGAAGAAATAATTTTTAATCCCCAGCGTTTTTAGTTCCATTGCTGTCTGTAGAAATGTATTTGCGCGATTATTAATTCCGCATCCGAAATCATAATATCGACCATTGATTTCTTTAATATCCACGACTTGCAAAAATTTCACCTTCTTAATATTAATAAAAAGCGAATATTATATAGAGGGGTTTTAAGCCCCTCTATATAATATGTGTTATTTTTATAATTTATCTAACGTACTTAGGCTGAACTGTTCGTTCTTTCTCTCATCATATGCGCTGTGCGACAGTCCCCGAGTACATCAAATCCATATAAAAAGCATCAGGGAATTTATGTCGCGTGATAAACAATAGCTGTTGACGAGTGTATGGGACTTTGGACCGGTAGAGCATAGGAGGTAATACTCAATTCGGTAAGATCATTGCTAAGTGAGACGGGCTTAGCAAGAAACAAACATAGTTCGGATGTTTGTGGGAGGCAGCTATTATTTCATAAATCCCCGATACTTTTTAATATAATAGTATATGTGTTGTTACTCTTTTTAACACATCGAATTATGGAAGGATATTTTATCATGAATATCAATAATCATAGAAATGTTGCAAGCCGATCCAAGTGGAAAGAAAATAATCTTCTCTATGGAAAATTAAAAAAGGAAGAAAATGGGAAAGAACTAATTGAAGAGGTATTTATTATTCCATCGAAGCAGGAATATCCTCATCATGTCATTCGAGGGAATACATTGGTATTATCTGTCGATGGGGTAAAGAGAGTATATAATCAATTGAAAGAAAAAGGATTGTATCACGGAAAAGCAAAACAACATATCGATCGTCATTTAAAGGAGTTGGGTATCAAAATGAATACGTCCCGTAAAATGGAAGAAAATTTTGCATACATTGAAAATGCATTATCGAATCATTCTACAAATTATGTGATAGAATCTTCCGAGGATGAAGAGTCAGTTGTTCCAAAGAAAGAAGATAAAAATGGAGTCAAACGAAAGAATCTATACATTGCATTCATTGAATATTGTAAAAAGTTAAATCCAAAAAATACATTCAGTAGTTTATTCGATAAAGATATCTTTAAAGAACGTTACTCATTTATTCCTCATGAGATGCGATACTTTTATCGTTTGGCAAATCCAATGAGTTGTATCATTCCTGTCATACAGTTTGAATCTGTTTCATTCTTTGAAGATACTGGAATCCAACAGGCGTTGGATCAGATTAAAAAGAATAATAAATCGGAATCAGAAGATTCGGAAGATGTTGATAACGATTTAACTGAAGAGAATGATGTAGAGGAAACCATAGAAGATGATTCTATTGAAAATGAAATGATGATTTTCTTTTCCATTAATGATCTTCCAAAAATTAATGAAAAGAATGATACGAATGAATATGTTATTTTTGCTGGGTCTCCAAAAGAATATTATGTTTTCCGGAATAAGGATAAAAAGATTTACAAATCAAACGATGATAAAATTACGGAACCGATTGCAGATTCATTTGATCTATTTATTCAAAAAATTGTTGGGAAAGAATATTTGTAAAAAAGAGAAGTGGATTGAATCCACTTCTCTTTTTTCCGCCAAATTAATTGGAGGATTTCACATTGAGAGCTTTGATCATATTGCACCTAGCATTGTGTCTTTTCACAGCAGCCTCATAGTCTTGATGTATGTTGTCAACCATTGCCTGAACAGCTTTGCCGTTTTCACGGATCTCTTTCTTCTCCTTGGATTCTGTGGCATTGACACAGCAATATATACCCATGCATACTCCATAAACAGCAAGACTGCCAATCATAACATTCTTCCACATAATAATTCTCCTCTTCTAAAATAGAAAGATTATTCTTCTTATCTCTACAATAATAATATATCAATAGATATGAAAAAGATACGATTTGAATGAAAAAAGAAGGAGGGGAATATTCCCCTCCTTTCTTTATCAGTAAATAAATTACTTCTTTTCCGCTTCAGCAGCAGCATTTGCATCTGCAGCAATCTTATCGCCAAGCTCCTTCAGATAACCCTGAATCTGTGCCATTGCGGTAACAATCTTAAGATCGCGATTGACAAGTTCAATGACAACCTTGAGGCCAGCAGTTGCTTCATTTTTTGCAGATGCTTCAAGATCCATCTTCTCGAGCTTTTCAATACTCTCCTGAATAGATTTTGTTGCACCCTCAAGATCCTTAGCCGAGTATGCAGAATATGCCTTATATCCGGCAACAATTTTTGCTGCATCTGGATCCTGCATCGTATTTGCAACAAGCTTATCAAAGTCCATTGACTGAAGCTTCCCGGTAATCATCCCGCCACCGATGAGCTTTGCAGACATTGTAACAGAAGGTACAATGATATCTTCCTTACCAGCCAGGAAATATGCAACCTGAGTTGCTGCCATACGACCAGCGTTACTATTCTCTTCTCCGCCAATCTTCACAGCAATGTTACGAATCCCCCGATCCGCTAGATTGGTGAAAGAATCATTCGTAATATAACTGATTTCACGATAGCGATTTGAAATCTTTTTCTGAACATCATTGAGCTCCTGCGGCATAAACTCGCCCTTCAGGAGAAGTTCCTTCTGTGCCTTGGTGAGCTTTGGCATACGCATAACACCAAATACACGAAGAATCTTGTTTACGAGTTTCAGAATTGCATTCCAAACTCGTCTAGCTGTCTTCGTAATTGTACCCCAGATCTTCTTATGGAGTGCCTCTTCCTTGGCCTCAGCCTTCTTTTCAGCTTCTTCAACAGCGTTATCTTCTGACTCAGTGAACATCGTCGTACCACTGAAAGCCTTATGTTGCTGGCATTCGATCCAGGCATTCAGAACATTCAGTTCTGCATTCTCCTTGTAAATCTCAAATGCCTCATCGCTGTGTGCAAAGTTGTCGTTCTCCAGAATAAGTTCCTTAATAGTCATAACTGATTTCTTCCTTTCTCGAGAAAAAAGAGAGAATTTATATTCTCTCAACGATTCCTATAGGATATACGGAATTAACTCTTTTTTGGAAATCCCACTGTTGGGATATTCCTTGTTTATGTACTGATAGAGTTTATCAGCAATGGATAATGATCTATCTAAAATGAAGTCATATTCAATATCTACTTCCTCATGGAGGTCTAGATCATCCACAGTCGTTTCTTGGAAGGATAATGAAATATCTTTCTCATTCAATAAAACATTCTGTAAATTCGATTTAAATGCATCTGAAATGTTTGGTGGTAGTTGCATCTTAATACGAATCTTTCCTGTCTTATCGCCGTTAAACAGATCACTATTTTCGGATTTGATTGAGTGAATGAAGGATAGTAATTTTTCTTGAGATTCATATACATCACTCGTGATAGGAACCTCATACGTATTATATACATACGTTCTATCATTTGGTATGAATTGGAACGTATCATCCTGTAATATTACATATCCTTTTGTTTCCTCCTCCCCAAATGAAGTTCGGAATAATGAGCCTGCATAATGAACATTCTTCATTGACGTTGGTTTATGCTGATGTCCAAACACACATTGTTTGCATAATTTGGATAATTCATCTGAATGCCATCGATATACAAATTTTTCATTTGATTTAATCGATGCATCGAATTTCAGCGCGGGCATTCCTTCGACAATGATTCCGTGTCCAAAAATGTATTGATATTTTTTGGACAATAGCTTTCCATAATGAGACTCTTTATTCTCAATGTATTCTTCAGGAAGATATAATACAGGACAATGATCAAATAACATTTCTTCGGATGCAGTATAAATAACTTTGAAATCTAATTTTTTATCATTGAGAAAATATTGGAACAGCCCATATTGATTTGCATCATGAGATTCTGTTCCATACACACAACGAAGTTTCGTATTCGTTCGTTTACAACATCGCACCAACGTTTCCATTACATTGATGGCTAATTTTGTAAATGGTTCATTGATTCGTAAACTTCGATGGAAATAATCTCCCAATAAGATAACAGCATCCGTTTTATTTTGTACAATTTCTTTGTAGAAGATATCCTTCAATACATCATATACATACTCAGTATCTTTGATGGTACCGATATGTATATCCGCAATGCATAAAATTCTCATGAAACATTCCTTTACCGCGGACGTCCGTCAAATGCAAGGAGCATAAATATAATCACTGCTGCACATGCAATGTAGTTCATAACATTTACACCATCAACCAATTGATCAAACATATAACATTCCTCCTAAAATAATCACAGTTATCAATAGAATATATTATTCTATTGATCATAATATTTCAATAAAAAAATAAAGAGGGATTTTCACCCTCTCATTTTTTTGATCGCACGACTGGTTAGTTATGATTGTATACGATATGACATGCACGATAGAGATGGGCTTGGTGACCTTTGTATCCCTTTTTCTCAATCTCCTTTTCGACTTTTCTCCTGTCGATCCAGACACTTAGGTCTGCAAGTCCAATTGCAATACCGCCCAACGCCAATCCAATACCAGCCCCAAGAGCAAGCCCTTTTACAACATCACCGAGTCTCATTTTATTTTCCTCCTAAATATATAGATATTATTATCCTTATCTCTACAATAATAATATATCAATAATAAGTAAGAAGATACGATTT